GCTTCTTAACCATTTTGCAATGATTTCTAATTTCTTCGTTTTGTTTGTTTTGTTTTATTTTTCGCCAACCTACCATCCATCCATACAGTCCTAGCAGGCAACTACTTTGTTTTTCTTTTTCTTTTTAGGCTTAGCCTTATCCATGTTGAGTTTCCTCTTCACGTATCCGGCGGCCTTTTGGCCCGCCGAAGCGATAGCGTCCGCATACGTTTTACGATGCTTACGAAACCTCTTAGCTTGACCGCTAATGACAACATTCCGTTGTTCAGGCGTCATCTCCGACAGAGGTGACTTCTCTGTCGCAAATTTATTACGTGTGGCTGCCACCTCAAGCTGACCGGGGGTCACAGAATCCCAGCCGCGATTGGTCTTACCATTCAACACTCCGTCCTTGGGCATTGCCGCAGTCATCTGTTTTCCAACAGCGTTTGGCATGGGTCTCATCGGATCGGTCGAATAGAATTTGCGCAGAGCTTCTTGCTCCGTCTTGAGATACGTTCCTTGAATACGTTTATGATTGTCAATGATGCCACTAACGCCATGATAAATCAAGGCGCCAAGTCCGAATTTCGGGACATCTCTAGCCAACTTCGTCAGCTGGCGAGCTGTGTGGTTCCCGTATTCTACCAAGCGGGCTGCGATTTGTGGATCGCTAGCCCAATTACTACCATACTTGGTCTTCAGTTTCTTGGCCTCCTCAGCAAATATCATGTCGGCAGCCTCACGGTGCTTAGCGTCTTTATAACGCGCGTAAGCAGCATCATGCTGTCGAGCAAGTTCGTCTAAAGCGTGTAGGGCAGGTTTTGAACCCCACTCAACACTCTCTTGGACTTTCCCATCACTCCAATAAGGACCTACATAATTACCAGAGGTCCAGAACGGATTGGTAGGGTCCTCTCCTTCATTTCCTTGGTATTGCGTTGTGGTGATTTGTGGTTGCTCCATTGTTTTCGATTTTAATTTTCGCCACTAACCTCCGCCAACCCCTGCTGTAGAACAGGGGGATAGTTTAAGGACATATCCAGGTCTAACGACTGCCGACTACCAGCTGCAGCTCGTAGAGCCGGTCAGAGCATGCTCATAACCATACTGTCGCGCTAGCAACAGGCTCTGCGAACTCAGCTTGTGAATCGGCAATTCGTGCGGGTGCTTCTCGTTCAGCGTTAGGTACATCTTCCTAAGGACCGCGAATTTCGCATCATCATGTCGGTAGTTCTCCATGTGGGAACAGAGCGCGTCCCCGAGATGCTCCAACTTGACCACCCGAAGGTGTTCGATGTGCTTAGTCCAGCGCTTTGGGTGGTAGGTCGGACCTTCCTTGCCCATTCGCAGGTCATTAGAGAAGTACTCTGAGTGGTACAGATCTTCACGCTCATGAATCTCCATCTCCACTCCGAGCTCTTGTGCTGCCTGGACGTACTTCTCGATGCCAGCTGGCACCGGAGATTGGTTGACGTCGTCACCACCAGCGAAAATCGGCAGATCGAGGATCTCCTCATCACTCATGCTCAAGCGCATACACGTCATTACGTGCACCGCGAGCTGTGAGATCGAGTTGATCGCGATCGTCATGTACCAACCGCTCTTCATAATCCCACTCTCGTGGGGTTTATAAGCGTGGCCGTCCGACGTTCGGTAGGTGGCGCACTCGAACACCTGCTTGAAGCAGTTGTCGATGTCACTGAGGTACTGTTGGTACTGCTCA